TCAAAGAATGGCGCGAGAAACGCAGCCTGTCGCAGAACGCACTTCTTCACATGTGGCTGGGCGAAATCAGCGAATACCTGATTAAATCCGGCCGCACTGACGCTACCCCTGAGTGGGTTAAGCGCAACCTCAAAAAGACCTACCTCGGCTGCGAGGAGGTCACCTACACCGACTTCATCACCGGTGCAAAAGAAACCACCTGGGAGCCTCGCCACACGTCTCAACTCGATACCGGAGAGATGCATATCTTCCTGTGCAAAGTCGAAGCGTGGTGCGCTCAGTTTGGCCTGGCGCTGACTATCCCGAACGGTTGCGAATATCAGCAGCTGCGCGATAGGCAGGAGGCGTAATGGCTAGTCCTCTCGCTCGCATTATCACCAATGAAATCTACCGCGTCCGGACTCGCACTAAGCGTAAGCCGGAACTCAAACCATCAGAAATCCCAACTCTCAAGGGCTACACGGCCCGTCTCGTCGATCAGAAATGGCTGCGCCTGGCAGCAAGGAGAGGTCATGCGTAAGCCAGCCCGCCGCAAGTGCAAAGTATGCAACGAGTGGTTCATCCCGCAATACGACAACATCCGTTGGTGCTGCCCGGCTCACGGCGCTATCTACGCGCTGGAGCTGCGTGCCAAGGGGAAGATTAAGGCTGAGGCCAAGCGCATCAAAGCGCAGAAGGAAGCCGAGAAGGAAGGGCGTCAGCGTCGCAAGAAGATGCGCGAGTCCTTCAAGTCCAAATCCCAGTGGGACAAAGAGGCCCAGTCTGCTTTCAACCGGTACATCAGGATCCGCGATGAGGGGAAGGAATGCGTCAGCTGCGGCAGCCCCCTCATGGGCAAAAGCAACTACCTGACCGGTAGCGCCATTGACGCCAGCCATTACCGCTCCCGTGGCGCCGCCTCTCATCTCAAATTCAACGTGTTCAACGTCCACTCAGCCTGCACCCGGTGCAACCGGCAATTAAGTGGCAATGCCGTCGAGTACCGCATAAGGCTGATTGAACGCATCAGCCTGGAGCGGGTCGAGCGCCTTGAGTCTGACAACGAGCCTCGCCGGTTCGATATCCCATACCTGCAGCGCATCAAATCCATCTTCACCCGCAAAGCCCGCGCGCTGGAGAAGCGCCGCGCCCGTCAATAGGAGGCAGCATGAGCACCCACAACACCCTCGCATTACTCAACTGGTACCGCTCAAAGCATGTTGCCGCGGTTAAAACACCTGCAGGCATTGTCTTTATGGGGATGCGTAACGTTACCGCCGATCAGCGAAGAACGCTTCTGGCAATCCCGCAAGCTGACCTCGAAGCAGCGTTGAGGATTCAGCAATGACCCGCGACCAGATAGCCCGATACCAGGCCGAAAGCGTCATGCGCGCCAAGATGCCGCCAGTAGCAAAGCACAGCCAGAACCAGACCAAAACCAAACAGCCAGAGAGGGCCGCAGCGTGAACACACAATACCTGGAATTTGTACGCCAGCAGATCATCGTTGCGACTGCAGATCTGAGCGGGGCGACTAAAGGCCAGTTGGTCGCCTTTGCTGAAAACGCTATGTTCACTGCTACCCCGCGTAGCCGTTCCCGCGTGAAGGTGATTAACCCGGCGAACGGGAAGTTGGTTAACCCGAGCAATCCGCCGATCCGCGGGCAGCAGTCCCGCGCTAAGGGGTCGCACATCCCGCTGATTCAGCCTGTAGAGTTCTCCACCGCGTCGTGGCGCCGAGCGGTGCTGTCGCTCGAAGAGCACCAAAAAGCGTGGCTGCTATGGAACTACAGCGAGAACGTGCGCTGGGAGAATCAGGTGGCGATCACTCAGTGGGCATGGGGTGAGTTCAGGGCTCAACTTGGTGTGAAGAAGGTGGCCGGCAAGACGATGGACAGGCTGAAGGCCTTAATCTGGCTGGCGGCGCAGGATGTTAAAGCTGAGCTGGCCGGTCGGGAGACATACCAGAAGCAGGAACTGGCTGAGCTATGCGGAGTGAAGCCGGACAACTGGAGTCATAACTACGCCGACTACTGGAAAGCCATGTGCGTCATATTCGAGCGACTTGATAGTGATGCTTTACTGCGAGCAGTGAGAACACGATCACAACAAAAATCAGCTTTTTCGCAGCAGAGTATTGCAAAAGTCAATTAATTAGCATACATTTAGCGTAAATCTGATATCGTCGCCATAGCTTTGGTTGTCGACTGAATTAACAAGCCTCGCCATCGTGCGGGGCTTTTCTATTTGCATCTGTCGTAGTTTGGGAATTACGTCTGGCTTCCAACCAGAAGATGCGGGTTCGATCCCCGCCAGATGCTCCAAATTTGCCTGTAGCTCAGTGGAAAGAGCAACCGCCTTCTAAGCGGTTGGTCGCTGGTTCGAATCCAGCCAGGCGAACCAGAACCCAATACCTGGGACTATAAGCGCATAGCGCAACGCAGCACCCATCGATTGGCGGACCAGAACCCGCCTTTTTTATTCAGGCCGCAGACAATCACCCTCAGATGCCACGTAGCCCTCGTGTCTGACGGCCTTCTCTACACATGGACCACCTATGTCTGAACCTCTAACCATTGCTGGCGGTGTCACGTCCGCAACAATCGGAGTGACGTTCGCATCTCTGTTCCCCGAGGCAACGCCCGGCGTAATGCTGTGCGCGCTGGCTGGCGCAGCAATGTACGTTCTGACATCCGATCCACACCAACTGTGGAAGCAGTTCCTGTTCGCCGTCATCAGCTTTGTCGGCGGGGTGTTCTTCTCGGTGCCGATGGCGAAGATACTGGCCGGGGTGATTAACACCGCCCTTGGCCTGTTGCAGCCGCCGGTAAGTATCGAAGTATCCCCGAACATTGGCGCGCTGGTTTCCGCTTCCATCTCTGTCGCAGTCCTGTTACGCATCCTCGCCAAATCAAAACGGGGGAAAATGCCGGGGCTGGAGGAGGAAGGTAAATGACATGGCAAACCATCGTTCTTGATGTAAACGCCATTATCTGCGCGCTTATCGCCATCCGGCTGATGTTCTTCAGTAAGAGCGGGAAGCGACACCGTCCTGCCGTGGCATGGATGGCGTACGTGATGATCCTCGCAGCCGGCTTTACGGCATTCCGCATCCTCTACGGCAAATACCTGCAGGTCGATCCTGGCGAGCTGATGCTGAACATCGCTATCTGCATCGCCGTGTGGCGCTCCCGCGGCAATCTCGCAAAAGTATTCCAGAAGGCCGGGCAATGACCAAAGACGACATCTTCAACGCCATCCTCGGCAAAGAGGGCGGTTACGTGAATCACCCGGATGACAAAGGCGGCCCGACGAACTGGGGTATCACTCAGGCGACGGCCCGCGCCCATGGATATAACGGCGACATGCGCAACCTGACCCGCGAGCAGGCTCTGGAAATCCTCGAGGCTGACTACTGGTATGGCCCGCGCTTCGACCAGGTGGCAGCTGTATCACCCGTCATCGCAGCCGAACTCTGCGATACCGGCGTGAATATGGGGCCATCGGTACAGGTGAAATGGTTCCAGCGCTGGCTGAACGTATTCAACAACCAGCAGCAGTTCTATCCTGACCTGATCGCCGACGGCCAGATTGGCCCGCGCAGTATCAGCGCGCTGAAGTCCTTCCTGGCGAAACGCGGCAGTGAAGGGGAGATGGTATTGCTCCGCGCCATCAACTGCAGCCAGGGTCAGCGTTATCTCGAACTGGCAGAGCAGCGCCCGGCTAACGAGTCATTCGCCTATGGCTGGATCCGGGAGCGCGTGAGCCTATGACAAAACTGAAAGCCATCCTGGCCGGAATCGGGCTCGCCATCATGCTGATACTGGCCGCATTTGGTCTTGGCGGTATGCGTGGCCGGGAAAAGGCCGAAGCAGAGGCAGAAAAGAAACGCACCGACGAGAATGCCACTGCCACCAAAGCAGCTGCAGAGCGTCGCGTCGAAGTTACCAGAGAGGCCAGCAATGTTCAGCAGACTGTTAGTCATATGCCTGATGATGATGTTGATCGTGAGCTGCGCGGACACTGGACCCGCAAGGGTTGAGGTAATCGACACTGGCTGCGACTGGGTAAAGCCAATCTACCTTACTGCTCACGACATCGATGTGCTGGACCGCCAGACGAAGAAAGACATCCTGGTTCATAACAAAGCGTGGCAACTGAACTGCCAAACGAAATAGAACCTCATCCATGAGGATCTGACACAGTCTCTCCACTGGACTTTAAGCATAGCCACCTGGCTAACCTGGCGAGTATTGACTATTGAGCAAATGAGCAATATAAATGGGCCATGCTGTCACACTAGCATCCGCTCTTAATATCTCGCTCTGGAAAAGAGCAGCATCAAACCTCGCCATCGTGCGGGTTTTTTTTACGCCTGAATTTCATCGCGCACCGCAGCGCATCTAACCACGTCGAACCCAACCCTTTGGAATGAGCCTTTGAGGAGTCAGTTAGTGCTGGCGAGCCTCGACGGGCTGATCTCCTATGCGGCAAAGGTTCATCTCAAAGTAAGGTAACCGCAATGACATATCCAACAGTTACAGTAAACGGCGTATCCGTTCGAGTCGATGACGAAGGGCGATACAACCTCAACGACCTGCATGCAGCAGCAGTCTCCAATGGAGAGGCCACCGAATCACAGCGCCCAAGTAACTTCATCAAAAGCGCGCAGATAAGACGCTTTGCCGATGAATTGACCGAAGCTACAAAAATAGCTTCGACCCGGGTGATTAAGGGTGGCACGGAATCAGGCGTTTGGGGGCTGGAGTTGCTCGCGATTCGATATGCGGCCTGGCTGAGTCCGAAATTTGAAATCCGGGTATACAACACCTTCCGGGAAGCGGTACTCCGCGGCATCACCAATATGTCTCGCCTCAATCGGCTTGACCTGCTGATCGCCAATGAGGCCAAAGAGGTCAGTGCCTGCGCCCGGGCAATGAATAAGTGGGGAGTCGGCGGCCGCAAGAAACTTCTCAACTGCGCGCGTGAGCGGATCGTCAGCCAGATGGATCCTGATATGGTCACACTGATGGAAGCGAAGGCCGGGTGACCGGCTCATAATTGAGCTCGTCGCCAAGAGAGCCACTTTCACAACGGCTTTCCATTACAAAGCGTCCTATCCCGGGTGGGCTTGATAATGGTCTATGGTGAACTTATATACCGGAAGTGGCATGCAGCCACCTGTTAAGGATAATGACCATGAATCAGGACATTGAGAAAATCATTTATAACGCGATGCGAAGAAATCAAATCGGCGCTGGCGTTGGTTCTTCAGCTACAGTTAACGAAATCATAAAGGGTGTTAAGCCCTATTATCAGTCTGCAAGTGAGGCTGAGAGGCAAGCACTTCTCGAAAGATTAAACAGACTCAAAGTAGAGCCTGGTGTCCCGATCCCCACAAATGTCGAGCAATTGCTGAGCAATTAACCTAAACCGCCTCCGGGCGGTTTTTTATTGCCATCACCATGGGCAGACCCATCGTAATGGCGTAACCAACAACGGAGTTAACAATGGCATCGAAAAAGCTCACGGCAGAGCAGCAGCTTCTTTTCGATGCGCTGACTCCGCTTCAACAGAAATTCTCTCTCGCCATCATCAAAGGCAAGTCTCAGGCTCAGGCCTATAAAACTGCTGGCGGGAAGGCAAAGACGACTGACTCTGCCAACGTATCAGCCAGTCAGATCTTTAATAATCTTAAGGTGCAGGCGTTCCTCAAGTCTGTTCAGGGTGAGGTGGTAGACGAGGCCATTATGAGCCGTGAGGAGGCCCTGAAGCGCTTAACCGCGCTTGGGCGTACATCTCTCTTCGATCTGGCTGAGTTTCGTAACTACGTGGCCTGCGAAGGTGAAGACGGCGAGCCTGTCATGCAGGCGACCTGGAGCTTCAAAGACTCTGCACTGCTTACCCCTGAAGCAATGGCTGCCATCGCTGAACTCACCGCCGGTCCGCAAGGCCTGAAGATTAAACTCCACGACCCCAAAGCCGCCATTAAGCAACTGGCAGAGCTGCAAGGTTGGGAGGCTCCGAAGAAAACCGAAATGTCGGGACCTGGTGGCGGCCCATTGCAGACCGTCACCATGAGTAAGGCTGAATATAAATCAGCACGGCGGGAGATGTTAGAGGATGACGACTGCTGAGCAAAAGACATTTGCCCGCCGGGTAGAGTGTGAAGAGGACGGGCTCTATTACGCTCGCTACTTCTTCAAGCAGCGCACCGGCGGCAAGATGATAGTCGCGCCTCACCATAGGGTGATTCAGCAGACGCTGGACCGCGTTATTGATGGTGAAATTACGCGTCTAATCATCAACGTTCCGCCTGGCTACACGAAGACGGAACTTGCGACTATCAACATGATGGGCCGCGGGCTGGCGCTTAACTGCCGGGCCAGATTCATGCACCTTTCCTATTCGCATAACCTGGCGCTGCTGAATTCCTCCACGGCGCGCGGCATGATTAAGTCGCAGGCCTACCAGTCGATGTGGCCGATGGCGCTGCGCGATGACGCTGACAGCAAGGCTATGTGGTGGACCGAACACGGCGGCGGCGTTTATGCGTCGTCAGCTGCAGGGCAGGTTACCGGCTTCCGTGCCGGGCACATGGAGCCGGGCTGGCAGGGCGCACTGATTATCGACGACCCGGTTAAGCCGGACGACGCTTACTCTGAGATCGTCCGCGACGGGGTCAACAACCGCTTTAACGAGACAATCAAATCACGACTGGCGATCGAGACGACGCCGATGATTGTCATTATGCAGCGGATCCACTACCACGACCTGAGCGGCTATCTTCTGCGGGGCGGAAGCGGTGAGAAGTGGCATCACCTGAATCTGCCGGTCATTATCGACAACAGTCTGTCATACGCTGACCAGTACCCGGAGAACACCCACGCCATTCCGATTGACCATGGCCTGCCTGACGGCTGGCTATGGCCGTTTAAGCATAACGAGTCGCACCGCGTTTCACTGTTTTCCCACCGTCGCACCGCCGAAGCCCAGTACATGCAGAACCCGAAACGCTTCAATGCGGAGGGCGCGCTGTGGACTGAGGACATGATTGGTGCTGCGCATGAGATGCGGATCACCCAGGAGCTTAACCGGACGGTGGTGGCAATTGACCCGCAGGCCACAAACAGTGAAGAGAGCGACGAATCAGGCATAGCGGTTGCCAGTGTGTACGGCACCGGTGATGAGCGGCAGTACAGCCTCGATGCTGATTACAGCGGGAAATATTCACCCAACGGCTGGGCCACCAAAGCCATTGAAGCATACGAGCAGCATGATGCTGATGCGATCGTCATTGAAACCAACCAGGGCGGCGACATGGCGGAGGACACGCTGCGCAATGCCGGGTTTGGCGGCCGCATCATCCGTGTGCACGCCAGCAAGGGTAAATACGCCCGTGCAGAACCCATCTCCGCGCTGTATGCGCAGGGCCGGGTCGCTCACCGCGGCAGTCTCTACGAGGTCGAGAACCAGTTTATGGAATACGTGCCATCCACTGCGAAGAAATCACCTGACCGGCTTGATGCTGCGGTATACGCGCTCACCGAACTATCAGAACCACAATCAACCGGCATGTTGGTGCGCTCGCGCTGACGGAGGAAACCGTGAACGAAAGCGAAAACAAACAATTTGCCACGAACGCCAGCATTGACCGCGAGCGGATGCGTTACGTAAACGCTCTTTTCAATGGCACCAGTAACACCAAACGACAGCGTCTGTATCAGGAGTTTGGTTACCCCAAAGAGCTTTGCTTCGATGACTTTTACCGGGCGTATCGCCGCAACGCCATCGCTGGCGCCGCAGTGACTCGAATGGTTGATGGCTGCTGGGAGGATTACCCAGAAGTTTACGAAGGCGACCAGACGAAGGATGCAACCCAGCAAACAGCCTGGGATAAGCGGATCAACAAGCTGCTTAAGCGCTGCTGGAAGCAGATTAAAGGCGCTGACAAACGTAACCTCGTTGGTCGTTACTCGGCGCTGCTGATCCAGGTTAAAGACAGCAAGCCATGGTCTGAGCCTGTCGATAAGGCGATGGTCGGCAGGCTCCAGGAAAGGGCGCTCGTCCGGCTCATTCCGGTCTGGGAGGCTCAGCTCGACCCAGTGAGTTATAACGAGGACCAGAACAGCGAGGACTATGGCGCTGTCA